ATGAACGATTTATAGGTGCCAGAGCCACCAAACACCATGCCCATGCTATCGCGTGGTATCAGGCCCTTGACCAGCCAGTTAACATTCAATGTTCGAGCCTCCAACTCATCCAAGGTCAGGACAACGCTTTCATCATCCGGCCCCGCCTCTGGTGCGAACTTATCAGCACCCTTGACCATGCGCTGCAGGTCATGCCCAAAGCGGGCTTCCCAGCGCGACAATTCCGGCCCCTCATCAGGCTTGATAGCGAGCATCAAGGCGCGGATCATGGATAGCGCGCCGTCTTTGTCCATGCCGCGAGACACCATCGCCGCGCTGATCTTGAGCAGCGGATCATGGTAGCTACGTTCTGCAAGGTCTGGATTGATAAGCTGCTTGAAGGCTTCGACACCATCCATCTTCGGGTTGGTGAACTTCACTTCTTGCAGGGGCGGGTTTTTAGCCCATTCCCGTGCGTCTGCCAAGTCTATGCCGAACGATGCGGCTGCATCCTCAAGCGAATAGACTAGCTGGCCGTCGAAATGGTGCAGCTTGGAGGCAAAAGCGTTGGCCGTCTTCTTGGTGTTGCAACCGTTAGGCAGACGCCCGTAACGCACTGGGTTATTGCCGCTGGCGTCGGCGTTGATAATGCCGCGAGACGCCATGTAAGACAGCACGATGTCGATCAGCGGGCCGTCTTTCGTGTCGGGGTCATCAGGATCAAGGAACACCCCGATCTGATAGTTCCCGGCGCTTGTTTCGAGAATGTAAGACGTTGGCCCCATGAGCGAGCCGGGGTCTGCATCGTCTGCCAGTAGCACGGCAAGGCGCTTGAACAGGCTCTTTGCCCGCTTAGGCACATCCGGCGTGTTCATTACGCCTACGCTGTAGAAATTGTTATTTTCGGCGCGGGAGTTTATAAACGCGGCCTGCAACGACTTTGCGGTCCATGGTTGACCGGCCCAAGCCCCGGCTGCGGGGTCGTTAGGGTCACTGGCAAAGGATGCCGTCCAGCCGTAATTGTCTTGCAGCTCACCATAGGCGGCGAGCAGGAAGTCGGAATTGTTCATGGCGAAGCCTTGTGGCGGTAGGCTAAAGGACGATTCCAGAAAGAGCGGTCAGGGTAATTCGTATGCCGTGCTGGCGTCCATAGATCAGCATGGCCTTCCAGTGCGCCGTAGGAATAACGCCATTGCCGCCCTCCTTTGCCATCCACCGGCTGACAGCGCCAAGCGTTACGCCGCATATTTTTGCCGTTTGCGTAACGCCGCCTAACGAGCTAACGATGCTGTAGGCGGGTTCACAGCGACCTTTAATGTGAGCCATGGTCAACGCGCTCCTGAATTAAGATGGTTCCGTCATACATAACTTGAGCTATCGCCATCACATCCGCTAAAAAATCAAGCACGGTGACATAATCGCCACTTAAAAATTCTTTTACTTGTTTAGAACTCACAACGGCTTCATCGCCGTCCCAATAAAAGTGCAATCTCATTGTGTGGCTCCATGCGAAGCAGTCACGGTAATCCACAAAAAAAGATTAGCAACCGTAAAGTTTATGAAAAATCATATTGCGCCATAATCAAATAGCTGATCTAACTGATTTGCCCGACCACGGGTCGCCACAAACAGGAACCAAACGATGAAAAGCCTAGAAACCCTCGCCGCTGACTGGATTGAGGCCAAGCGCCTCGAACGTCAGGCCAACGCCCAGCGCCTCGCTATTGAGGATGAAATGTTGGAGCAGATCAAGCCCAACAAGGAAGGTCGCACGACGACGCACCTTGATACTGGCTTCAAGATTATCAGCACCGCCAAGATGACGTTCAAGGCGGACATTGACGCCATGTATGACCTCACCAACAAGTGGGATCAGGCGATGGTGCCGCTCAAGACCAAGATCGAGCTGGACGACACTAAGCTGAAGCTGTTGCGGGACGAGTACCCGAAGCTGTGGCTTGAGATTGCCCCGGTGATCGACTCCAAGGCCGCCAAGACGCATATCGCGGTGGAGGTGTAGGATGGACCTGAAGTCAATCCGCGTAAACGACACCATTTCCGCCCCGCGCATTGAGTTGTACGGCGTGGAGGGTATCGGCAAGACCACGTTCGCAGCCGGTGCGCCTAACCCCATCTTCATTCTCACCGAGGACGGCCTAGGCTCCCTGCCCGTGCAGCACTTCCCGCTAGCGACCAGCACAGACCATGTGATGAACGCTATCGCCACGCTGTATCAGGAAGACCACAACTTCGGCACGGTGGTGATCGACAGCCTTGATTGGCTGGAGGCCATCATCCAAGGCGAGATTGATACGCAGCACGACGCCAAAGACCTTGCTTACGGCAAGGGGGCGCTCATCGCCGCTGAGAAATGGCGCGTCATACTGGAGGGCCTTAACGCCCTGCGGCTTGAGCGCGGCATGGTGGTGATCCTTCTGGCTCACACCACTATCAAACGGTTCGATAGCCCGGAGGTGGAACCCTTCGACCGCTATCAGCCGAAACTACAGGAGCGTTCCAACGCTCTCGTGCGTGAATGGTGCGATGCCGTGCTGTTTGCGAACTACAAAACCATCGTCAAACACGATGACGTTGGCTTCAACAAGACCACCAATCGGGGCATCTCGACGGGCGAACGCCTGCTCTATTGCAACGAGCGTCCGGCCTACATGGCTAAGAACCGTTATCAACTGCCCGACAGCATCCCGCTGTCATGGGAAGCCTTCGAAACCGCAATCAGCAACAAAGGATAAACCAATGGCCGCATTTGATTTTGATGTCAGCAGTTACGTTGACGACCGCCCCTCGACTTTCGAGCCTCTGGCCCCCGGCGAGTACACCGCGATGGTGTCCGCCTCCGACCTCAAGGACACGAAGGCTGGAACCGGCCAGTACATCGAACTGGTGATCGACATTATTGACGGGCCTAGCGCCGGTCGCAAGATTTGGGAACGGCTGAACATCGTCAACCCGAACAAGCAAGCCGAAGACATCAGCCGCGTTGCCCTTAACAGGCTGCTGGTGGCCTGCGGTAAACCCGACGCCAAGGACACCGAGAGCATCCACGATGTGCCGTTCAAGCTCATTCTGGACATCGACCGGAAAGACCCGACGCGCAACAAGGTAATCACTTATAAGCCCGCTCAATCCCTGAGCGCGCCGCGCATGGTTACGAACTTCGCCGCCCCGGCTTCCTCCACGAAGAAGGCTTGGGAGAAGTAGTCATGCCGCAGTTGCCCGATCCGGTTCACACCACCAAAAGCAGGATATTCGATTGGTACTCTGCCCAGTCGGATGACCATCGCGAACACATGGGCGCGAGCCTGATCGGGCATCACTGTGACCGATACATTTGGCTGAACTTCCACTGGGCGGTGCGGCCACACTTTGCCGGTCGCATCAAGCGGCTATTCGGCACCGGCAAGCGCGAGGAGCCTCGCGTCTATGAGGAACTCCGCGCTATCGGCGTTGACCTACACGTTGACGATGATGGCAAACAGATTGAGTGCCGCGACGAGTCAGGCCACTTCGGCGGTTCTGTCGATGGCATAGGCCAAGGCTTCCCCGAAGCGCCTAAGTCGTGGGCCGTGCTGGAAGTCAAAACGATGGGCGACAAGGCGTTTGGCGAACTTACCAAGCATAACGTGCGGGAGGCCAAGCCGCAGCACTATGCCCAGATGCAGTCCTACATGGGCCTGCTCAAGATCGACCGCGCCCTGTATTTCGCGGTGAACAAAAACACTGACGAGTTGCACACCGAATGGGTCCACTTTGACCCGAAGGAGTACGCCAAGATTGTCGAGCGGAAAGACCGGCTGATCTCAGCCAAAGGCCCGCCGATCAAACTCAGCGAAGACCCGACCTACTGGCAGTGCAAGATGTGCGATATGTACAAGTTCTGCCACCACGGGGCTGCGCCAGAAACCAACTGCCGCACTTGCGTGTCAGCCATGCCCTATGCCGGTGGCTTATGGCGTTGCTCGCATCATGGCCGCTCATTGACCGGCGATGAGCAGCGCGCTGGATGCAGTTCGCATACGCCCCTGCTTGTGGCCCCGCCAGAGCCTGCTGAGGCCCCTTCGCCGGTCAAGATTATGGCGAGGAGCCGCTACGTTAAAGCGCCCGTCAGCAAGGCTCCCAAAGAGCCGTACACAGGGCCGGTGCCGTTTGATGACGAAATCCCTTTTAGTTAAGCCTCCTTCGTATTAAGGTTCGCCAGATGAAGGAGGCAAAAATGAAAACTTGTTTTAAGTGCAATAAAGAAAAACCCTTAAGGGATTTTTACGCCCACCCAAGTATGCGTGACGGGCATTTGGGAAAATGCAAACTTTGCTGCCAAACTTACGAAAAGACAAAACGCCTTATCGACCCATCCGTTAGGGAGCGGGACAATAAAAGATCAAACGATCCGGTTAGGCAGGCCCTCAGAAGGTTAAATTCCGCTAAGTGGATTTTGAACAACCCCGATGGATACAAGGCGCACAATGCAGTGAGCAACGCCGTTAGGGACGGGAAGATAACGAGAGGGGCGTGTGAGGTTTGTGGGGGAAAAGCGCACGCCCACCATGACGACTACGCAAGGCCCTTGGACGTTCGTTGGCTTTGCGCCCTCCACCACCAGCGGCATCATGCCGCTTTGAGGAACAACCAATGACCCGCAGGGCAAAAAATCCAGATGATATTGATGATGATTTGTGCCTGAGGGTTTCCCGTCAAGAAAAGGCAATTGCCGAAATGAAAAGGGAAATTTCACAGCACAATTTGCAACGCACGGCGGACAAAAAAACAATTGCGTCGTTGAGCGAGGCAAACACTTCATTAAAAAATGAACTTGGGCTTACAAGGCAGTTTGTGGACAGCTTTAAGCAAAGCGATTTTCCGACCAAAAACTTCAACAATGCCCTTGATGTTCTTAGGGTTGCTAGGGGCGCGGCTGAAATGTCTCACCAACGAATAAATCAAGCCTTTGTCGCCCTAGAGCGGTTAATTTTTGAGGCCCCCCAATGACCGGCAGAATGTCACGCAACAAGGGCGCTCGCGGCGAGAACGAACTTGCCGCCATCCTGACAGACGAACTGGGAACGGTCGTCAAGCGCAAGCTGGGTCAGGCGCGTAACGGCGAGGATGACATTGAGGTCGGCAAGTTCCGCATTGAGGTCAAGCGCCGCGAGACGTTGGCCGTGATGCAGTGGGTCAGGCAGATCGAAGCCTGTACGCCCGCAAGCCAAGTGCCGTTGGTAGTGTTTAGGCAGAACGGTCAGGAGTGGCGGGTTGTCCTGCGCCTGAAGGACTTCATTCCAATGATGCGAGAGGAACTGTGCGATGGAAGTTAAGATTGATTCCTACAAGCCGCCGCGTGGCGCTGCCGTGCATGGCTACTCGATTTACGATGACAACAAAAAGCTGTTAGAATCAGGCAGTGGCTTTGCGACGCAAGCCTATTTGGAGCAGTCTATTGCCATGCGTCTGCGGGCGCTGAAGGGATTGCGTCCCTTGAGTTACGGATTCAAAGAGGCGTCGCCTCACTCAATGAGCATCGTTCAGAAGTGGAACGACGAGATTTATGGAAAGGACCGCAGATGAACATCCGTGACGCAATGCTGCCTTGGCTGACTATCAGCAAGCTGCGCGCCGAACTGTCGGGCCTTCACGCTACGGCCCAATATCTGCAATCGCTGCTCGACGAGGCCCGCGCCCAGATCGCAAAGATGGACGGCGACGGTGATGGCAAGGTCGGCGGCAGCAAGAAGCGGGTGAAGTCATGACCCTTACCCCCGGTAGGCTGGCCCCGAAGGTGGCGGGATGATGGAAATTGAAAAGGGAATGCCCATTCCAAAATCAAACCGCTCCGTGCTTAGGGACATGGAAATTGGCGACAGCTTTTTTGTCGAAAGACTGGGTAGCTTTAATTTTTCGACCCTTCGACCCCTAAAGTTCACCATGCGAAAGGTTGAGGGTGGCTATCGGATTTGGAGGATTTTGTGATGGGAGAAGCCCAATGGCCCCGGCTGATGGACCGACTGACTGAAATCCGCTCAAAGAAAAAGGTGACGAAATGAAACTCTATATCGCTCTAGCGGCCCTGCTGCTGCCGGTCGTTCCGGCTCACGCCGCCAATACGTTCATGTTCTGCCATCAGGAGTTCGCGCTTTGCGCCGCTTCTGGGGCCACGCTCACGGGTAAGCAGATCGCGGTTAACGCCTCCAATGGCACGGTCGTCATGTACCCGGAGGCGGTGGCCGTCTGCCCTGTCCTGCACGGCCCGTCTGTGGCGGATGTTACCGGCGGCAACATGAAAGGCTCCTGCACCCAACCGGG